CAGTTTCAAGCGTACCGGCGGTGGGGACCGCGATACCGCTATCTGGAAGCCGAAGGAAGGAAAGACCGTCATCCGTATCGTCCCGTGGAAGGATAACCCCGAGAATCCCTTTATCGAACTCTACTTCCACTATCTAGGCAACAAGACCTATCTCTCGCCACTTTCGTATGGTAATCGTGACCCGATTGCGGAGTTTGCTGACGCGCTGAAGTCAGACCAGACCCGTGACCCGAAGGAGCGCTATGCTGAGGCTCGTCCGTTCATGCCGAAGCTCCGTACCTATATTCCTGTCATCGTTCGCGGTGAAGAGGATAAGGGTGTTCGGTTCTACTCGTTCGGTAAGACGGTTTATCAGGAACTTCTCTCCTACATTTCTGACCCTGATTACGGGGATATCACTGACGCCAAGACTGGCCGTGATATCGTAGTCGAGTACATCCCGAAGGAGAAGTCGGATACGAATTTCGCCAAGACCTCTGTGAAGGTCAAGCCCGCTCAGACCCCGCTTTCTACTGACGCCGCTCAGATGAAGCTGTGGATGACTGAGCAGCCGGATATCAAGGAGTTGTATACTGAGCCGACCTATAATGAGCTGAAGGTCACGCTTGAGAAGTATCTTGACCCTGATAATTCGGTCATCACTCCCGCCCGTGAAGCTGAGGCTCCGAAGCCCGTCGCTACCACGGCCGCAGCTCCGAAGGAGAACGTCAAGAACGCTGTTGATGCGTTTGACGAGTTGTTCAACGATTAATTAACCAAAGACACGTTGTGGTATTGGGTAGCTAATCACTACCCAATATCCGCGTGTTTTGTTACATATAAGGAATCATATGGCAAAAGAAACCAAAACAAAGAAGTCCAGTCCATCAGCAGACCGTGATGAGTTGGCACAAGTTATCGCAGATAGCTTGAATAAATTATATAAAGATGGACAAGTCGCATACTTCCTTGATGGTGAAGAGGAAACCCCTACGGATTTGACTGATTTCATTTCCACGGGAAATACTATGTTGGACATTGCCATCAGTAATCGTCCGAATGGTGGTATTGCCGCCGGCCGTATCACAGAACTGACTGGATTGGAAGCATCTGGTAAGTCACTTGTTGGTGCGTCATTGATTGCTACTACACAGAAACGTGGTGGTGTTGCTGTTCTTATTGATACCGAAAACGCAGTGAACGATGAATTCTTCTCTGCGGTTGGTGTAGATATGAAGAAGTTAGTTTACGTTCAACACGATACCGTTGAAGATATCTTTGATTCTGTCGTGAATATCATTGAGAAGGTTCGTGCTGCTGCGAAGAAGGATAAGTTGGTCACTATCGTGGTTGACTCTGTTGCCGCCGCTTCTACCAAGACGGAAATGGCTGCGGACTTCAACAAGGATGGATATGCAACTGCAAAGTCCATCATTATCAGTAAGGCAATGCGGAAGATTACGAATCTGTTGGGTCGTGAAAAGATTGCACTCGTATTCACTAATCAGCTCCGTTTGAAGATGAACGCTCCTGCGTTCTCTGACCCGTACACTACTTCTGGTGGTAAAGCAATCGGATTCCACGCATCCACTCGTATCCGTCTGTCACAGATTGGTAAGTTGAAGGATTCGGCTGGTAACATTATCGGTATCACCACAAAGGCGGTCATCACCAAGAATCGTTTGGGTCCGCCGTATCGTGAAGCTGAATTCAACATTTACTTCAATCGTGGTATTGATGACTACAGCAGTTGGTTGGATGTCTTGAAGGAGAATGGCATCGTCAAGCAAGCTGGTGCCTGGTATTCGTATAACGACGAGAAGTTCCAAGGTAAGGAATTCCCGGCGTTCCTCGAAGCTGACCAAGAACGGAAGGAAGCTTTATACGATAAGATTTGTGAAGCACTTATTATGAAGTATGAGAAGGACTTCGACCCGTCTGCGGTCAACAAGGAAGCTGCAGAGGATGAGGACGAAGTATCACCATCTAAAAAGCAATTACTAAATGACTGATTTATTGAAGGCGTTTAATGAGATGCAGTTTGACAGTAAGGACATTGGGTTTAATTCCCGTGTCCTTATTGTTGACGCATTGAATACGTTTATGAGAAGTTACGCTGCGATTCCCGCTATGGATGAAGATGGTAATCATATTGGGGGAATGGCAGGATTTATGAAATCCTTGGGGTTCGCTATTCGTAGTTTCAAACCTACCAGAGTTGTATTAGTATTTGATGGTAAGGGTGGGTCACAACGTCGGAGAAAGATTTACAAGGATTATAAGGCAAATCGGAAGCCACCGACCCGTCTGAATCGGCAGTATGATATGACCACGGATGAGCAGGAAAAGGAGAATATGAAGTATCAACTCGTATCTCTGGTGGAAATGGTGGAATGTCTACCAGTTTCTATTCTTGCCTTAGACCACGTAGAAGCGGATGACGTAATTGCGTATATGTCGGAGTTGGTCACGAAGAATGGTGGAACATCTATCATTTATTCTACTGACAAAGACTTCTTACAGATGGTCAACGAAAATGTCAAGGTATATAATCCAGTAAAGAAAAAGACATTTGATGTTGATATTATTTTGGAAACGTATGGCGTTCATCCCGATAACTTTGTATTCTTCCGCTCACTACTTGGTGATAAGAGTGACAATATTGATGGAATCAAGGGAGCAGGTGAAAAGACATTATTAAAGTATGTTCCAGAATTCGCTGACCCGAATGTTGAGGTCAATCTGAATTTGATTGAACAGAAATATACTGATATTAAAAAGAAGCCGAAGGTAATAGAAAGTATATTAGATAATAGTAGTATTGTAAATAGAAATCTACAATTAATGAATTTGCGTGATGTTGATATTAACATTGATGCAAAGATGAAAATAATACATAAATTTGAAGAAGGTTGTCCTCCGCTTCGGAAGGCAGACTTGACAAAGCTGATGGTCCGTAGTAAGATTATTAGTAGTATCCAAAACTATGACGAATGGATTACATTTACTTTTACGCCTTTAGCGAGATATTATGGTAAATCATAAGCAGTACGATAAGAACGTAGACACTCTAGCAAAGTTCGGTCCCAGCTTCCAGTCGAAGGCTGTTGCTGCGATGTTGAACTCGCCGGATTTCGTTGCACAATCGTTTGACGTTATCAACCCAAACTATTTTGAGTTGGAAGCGAATCAATGGATTGTGGAAACGACTTTGGATTATTTCGATGACTATAAGGTACTTCCTACGTTGGAAGTCTTTAAGATTGAAATGAACAAGTCGGTCAAGGACGATACGCTACGTACTTCTATCGTGGAATCGCTCCGTGGTATTTTCCAGAAGATGAAGGATAATGATTTGGATTATATCAAGGATAGTTTCTTGGATTTCGCTAAAAACCAAACGTTGAAGTCTGCCATCATCAAGTCTGTGGATTTGCTACAGATTGGTCAGTATGGTGAAATCAAGGTACTGGTGGATAGTGCGCTTCGGAGTGGTCAACCCAAGACGGTTGGTCACGATTGGAAGAAGGACTTTGAGAAGCGTTTGATGAAGGATGCCCGTGATACGGTGCCGACTGGTTGGGATGCTATTGATACCATCATCGGTGGTGGATTGGCCGGTGGTGAACTCGGAGTTATTATCGCTCCGTCTGGTGTGGGTAAGAGTTGGGCTCTTGCGACCATCGGTGCAAACGCACTGAAGGCTGGGAAGAAGGTGGTCCATTATACTCTTGAATTAAATGAGAATTATGTCGGTCTACGATATGATACGATTTATACGGGAATTGAGCCAGGAAAGATTCCAGAACATCCTGAAATGATTAAGGAACTGGTGGAAAAGATTTCTGGTGAGATAATTATTAAGTACTACCCTGCTCGCACCATCACTTCTCATACCGTTCAGGCGCATATCCAGCAGATGGCTTCGTTGGGATTTAAGCCCGACCTTATCATTGTTGACTACGCCGACTTGATGAGTGCGAATGCAAAGACGGACGCCCGTTATCAAGAGTTGGGCGCCGTGTATGAGGAACTCCGTGGATTGGCAGGTGAATTGCAGATTCCGATTTGGACGGCTTCACAAACTCAAAGAAGTGCGTTGCAGGATGAAGTCATTCAGGCGGATAAGATTGCAGAGTCTTATAGTAAGATTATGACGGCGGATTTGGTCATCTCAATCTCTCGGAAACTAGAGGATAAGGTTCATAAAACTGGTCGTGCCCATATCATCAAAAACCGATTTGGTGCAGATGGTCAGACCTTCCCGATGATTATTGACGCAAGTGTAGGAAAGATAGAGATTTACGACGAATCCTCTGCCAAGGGGATTATGTTGAAGAAGCAGATGGAAAATGGTGAAACGGTTACAAAACAGAACCTCGCAAAGAAGTTATTGGAAATGGATTTGGACTAAAAATATCGTTGGGTAATCACCGTATTTTTCACGTAACACCGTAGTATTTATTTAACCCTAAACCCCTAACGATTTGGAGTAAGAAGTTATGCAGTTAGAATCTAAGATTTTG